TAACAACCGGCACTGCAACAGCAACTGGAACTACTGTTGGTTACTTAACTGGTATAGCAATGACTGCCGCTCAGGGAACTGCTGATGCAGGTCCTGATGCGATGACTACAGGTAATCATGCCACAATGGGACTTGGTTCCGTTTCTGCTTACAACGAAGCGGGTTGGGGTAGACAACACTGGGGAGATAATGCCTGGGGTGTAGAAGGAACATGGGCAACTGCATTAGTTTCTGGATTTGGAATGACTGCCACTTTAGGAAGTCCAAGTGAAATTACTGGAGATGCAACCATAACGGCGAATACTTTAAATGTAGCACAAGTTACTTTAGCAGTAGTGGATCCTGCACCTGACGCAATGATAATTGGCGAATTTATGATCGCTGCATTAGGTACGTTAGGTCATACAGGTGACGCCAATGTTTCTTTAACTGGTTTTGCTATGACTGCTGCTCAAGGTGAAGAAGTAGCAACCCCTAATACTATAGCAAATATTGATTCAGGTGCATTACCAATGACTTTAAGTTATGGAGCAGCTGGAGTAATAATTAAAATTCATACAGATGTAACACCTACTGGATTTGGCTTGACTTGCGGCCTTGGAGCTGGTAGTGCTATAATCTGGAACGAAGTTGATACAGGTTCAGCGCCTATTGATCCACCAGGCTGGGTGGATGTTGCTGCTTAGAGTAGTTGACACTATCTCTTATTTTTAATAAAATGATGATATAAGGAATTAAAAAATGGCGAATGCTACATCAGCAAATTTAAAACTGACGGTCCAAACTACTGGGGAAAACTCAGGAACATGGGGCCAAATAACTAATACAAACTTATTAATCTTAGAACAAGCTATAGGTGGCTACGGTGCCTTTGGTGTAACTAATGCTAGTAGAAGTTTAACGTTTACTAATGGTGCGACTTCAGATGGTAAAGATCAAGTTATCAAACTTTCTGGCACACTATCAGCAAGCGTTAATGTCACTATGCCTGACTCAGTTGAAAAAACATATATTGTTGAAGATGCATGTGATCATGCAAGTTATACTCTTACATTTAAAACTACATCTGGAACAGGTGTGGCTTTATGTGAAGGACATACATATACTTTATGGTCTGATGGAACTAATGTTTATAAAGCAAACGAATTAAAAAAATGGAGAGCTGTTACAGCTGCTGAAACAATTCAACCAGGTGCACAAATTGCCGTTAATACAAGTGGCGGAGGCGTAACTCTAACTTTACCTGCTTCACCTACTATTGGTGATGAAGTTTCATTTATTGATCAGGGTTATGACTGGGATTCAAACAACTTGATTCTGGATAGAAACAGTTCTAATATAGTTAACGCAGCATCTAATTTAACAGTTGCGACACAAGGGGGTGCATTTACATTAGTATTCTCAGGTGACGCTACAACAGGATGGACTTACACGGAGAAATAATATGTCAAATTACGAAGCAACTAAATACGATTTTACCGGAGCAAACCTTACAGGTATTGAAGGAATTCCAACAGGATGTATTATCCCTTGGTCAGATACTTCTGTTCCTACAGGTTTCTTAGAGTGTAATGGTCAAGCAGTTTCGAGAGCAACTTATGCAACTTTATTTGCTATTGTTTCTACAACTTATGGAGCTGGAAATGGCTCAACAACTTACAATGTACCTGATTTAAAAGATAATGTAGCCTTAGGAAGATCAAACAGTGCAGCACTTGCATCTACTGGAGGAGCAAATACAGTTACCTCAACAGGAAATGTAGGGGGTTCAACAGCTAATGCAACTTTATCAGAAGCACAATTGGCTTCACATACTCACTCTTCTGCCAACAATTCAAATATATCCCTAGGACCTTATTTTTTCCCTTTTACAACACCTGGAGGTACTACTGGTGGTGCTGGATCTGGAACAGGTCACTCTCATAATATGAGTGCAACTTTTACGGGGGATGCAACTGCGGTTGTACAACCCTATTTAACAATTTTATATGTAATTAAGACTTAAGGAGATAAATTATGGCAACACACCCAACATGGTCGGTAATATTTGATGACAAGAAAGTTATCAATCAAGCAGTAAAAAACGAGCAGAACCATTCCATAGGCTATACAATTGATGATGATGCTTTTTGGAATCAAAGTCATTTTTCAAATCTTTGGTCAATTCAATTTGGAACTTCTACAACTGATGATCAAGTAGAGCATAGAGATGAAACACCTCACACAGCTTTTGATTCTGTTACACATGGAAATTTTAATGAGTTTATTACTAGATGGGATGCAGCACATTTAACTCAATTACAAACTGATTGGGATAATAATAATTATGTTGATATAAGTGATGTGACATCTCCCGTTCCCGAAACGGCTGAACAAAAAATTAATAGAATAGGCGCAAGACCTACTTCTTTTACTTCACCGGCTGTTTAACCTACCAATAACCAAGAAGTTAATATATATTTTTCCCCTGTTAGAGGCGGATTTCCTCTATGGATGTATGGAAAAGCTGCAGGCCAAATAACTATTCTTCCAGTTTTAGGTTTGACTCTTTTTGAAAAATGTAAAAATTCTGTTTCTCCACCTTCTTCTACCTCGTTTAAATATATGGAAAAAACCAAACCTCTTTTTAGTTGAGGCTCTAAAGGTCCCCATTCTAGGTGCCATAAATGATATCCTTCTGTAGGCAATGTTTTTTGAATTTTTAATGCAGTGTATTTAAATTCTTCAATATCATATACCTCTTTAATTCCTGTATTGATTTCATAATGTTTTAAGGCGATATCAAAATTAGCCAACAACGCTTTTGTATCCTGGTGCCATACTTCTAGATTTCCAGGAGCAGAAAAAAATTGTTGATCTTGTTTTTTTAATACAGAAATTTTTTCAAATTCTTGTCTATTAACAGTAGCACTAAATTTAGATTGTTTTTCAAATAAACTAATGGCTTTTTTACATTCTATATCAGGAACATATCCATCATAAGTAGCAATAAAATTATCTATATTTACGGTTCTTTCCGTCATTTTAATAATTTAGCCTTTTCTTTTTGACTGGCATCTAATGTTTTATGATTCTTTTTTAATTTCTCTAAAGTTTCAGCGCTAGGATTCCATTCTTCTTTGTTAATTATTGGTTCTCCTTTTTCTGGTCTAGTTTGAAATACAGCTATGTACTTACTATCATAAGGCTTTAGTTTTTCTTTCCACCATTGTGGTTCTTTGATAGTATAGTGTGCATTTTTTCCATTTAATAGGCTTTGAGTAGCGGGATAACAGGAAATAGTTATAAATATATTATCTCCAAAACTAAAAATATCAGCCAATACTTCATCTATTTTGTCTTCTTGAACATGTTCCATTACATCTATGCACAGTACTAAGTCAAATCTTCCTGCGGGTTTTTTATTAAAGGGTTCATAAGCAGGATCATAAGGTACTATATTTATATTTAAAGGGGCTCCCGGGATTTTAGTATTATTAAAAAGGAGTTTATGGAAGGTAGCTTTCCCCGCTCCATAGTCTAATATATTTTTATATTTATTTCGGTGAACCATATCCCATATTTGATGTTTATATTCCCCTAAGGATTCACCAACCCAATGAGTTTGATTTTGGATATGATATTTTCTAGCTTCTTCTAGGGATTCGTAACTCATAAATATTTATATTCTGGCCTATGTTCATTCTTTAAATTCTTTAGTTCAATATAATGCTTATAACATGTTTCAGTAAAAGCTGTCAAATACAGAATGTCTCTAGGGTGATTAACTCTATAGGCTTCAATTCCATCATAGCCCATTTCTTCAGCCACCTTAAATCTAAAGTGTCCACAGTGGATCTCATCTTTTTTTCTTTGGGGATTAAACATAATAACCCCTGGAAAAAGTAGGCCATCTTCTTTCATAAATTCTCTTACATTTTTAAGATGCTGGGTTTCATGGGGCTCTTCCCAGTTAATAGAATCATTATTTTGCAAATAATCAAAATTTATGATAGTAAGCCTACTAGGAAACCATACTATTCTGGCTTTCATTATATTCATAACTAATATATAACATAATTACTATGTTACAAAAGCTCAAATTTGTCCCCGGATTTAATAAACAAGCCACGGAAGCAGGGGCTGAAGGTCAATGGGTAGATGGAGATTTTGTCAGATTTAGATATGGACTCCCTGAAAAAATAGGGGGCTGGGCACAATTAACAGCCGCAGAAAAAACATTGCCTGGCGTGGGTAGAGACTCTCATGCTTTCACAAGTTTAGCCGGTGAACGTTACGTAGCCCTAGGAACTTCACAAGGTTTATTTTTATACTATGGAGAAGATCTTTATGATATTACTCCTTTAGATACAGCTATCACTGCCTGTACTTTTACCACTAGCTCTCCCGCTGGAACTACTATTCAAATAGATAAAGCTTCGCATGGGTTAGAGGTAGGAAGATATATTACTTTATCTTCTGTAGTTGTAACAGGTGATTCCACTCTTACTCCAGCCATTTTACAAAAGGCCTATGAGATTCAATCCGTGACAACCGATGCTTTTATAATTCTAGCTTCTTCTCCAGAAACTGGACTGGGAATGACAGCTGCAGGTTCTTGTGTAGTCAATCCTTACTATGTTGTGGGACCTACTACTCAAACAATTGGTTACGGCTGGGGAACTTATTTATGGGGTGATTCAACTTGGGGTACTGAACGGGCAACAAGTAGTGTGACTCTGGATCCAGGAAACTGGAGCCTAGATAATTACGGTCAAGTTTTAGTTGCAACCATTGCAGATGGAAGAACTTTTACATGGAATGCAGGAGCAGTTAATCCAAGAACCATTAGAGCTTCTCAGTCAACGACGAGCTACACAACCACTTCTAATCCATCAGCTTCTGTCATGACTATTGTTTCCGATAGAGATAGACATTTGTTTCATCTTGGAACAGAAACAACTATTGGTACACCCTCAACTCAAGATAAAATGTTTATTCGATTCTCTAATCAAGAAGATTTAGACAGTTATACTCCTACAGCTATTAACACAGCCGGCACATTTAGATTAGATGCCGGTAATGAAATTAGAGCAGCGGTGTCGGGAAAAGATTATACTTTAATACTAACAGATACGGCAGCTTATGTAGCTCAATATGTAGGTCCGCCTTATACATTTAGTATTCGACAAGTCGGTACTAATTGTGGATGTATGGGCCAGCATGCAGCGGTTTCAGCTAATGGAGCTGTCTATTGGATGGGAGATGCGGGCGGTTTTTATAGATTCGATGGAACTGTTAAATCAATTGATTGCTTAGTAGAGGACTTTGTATTTAATACAGATGGAACTAATTTAGGAATAAACTATAATGCTAATAAAATTATTTATGCAGCGCATAATAGTTTATATACTGAAGTGAGTTGGTTTTATCCTATATCAGGTGAAGATCAAATCAGTAGATGTGTAACATTTAATTATGGAGAACATGTATGGACGACTAGTTCTCTAAACAGAACCAGTTGGACTGACGCTAATGTTTTTAATGTACCTTATGCAACAGACTATATTTCTACAGGTACTCCTGTCTTTCCTGACATTTTAGGTATTACATCTCTCTATGGAGCTTCTTTTTATTATGCACAGGAAACAGGAACTGATCAAGTTAATAGTACAGGAACTACTTCTATTGATGCATACATACGTTCGGGAGATTATGATATTACTTCTAAAAAAAGTATGATGGGTACGCCTACTGGAGTCGTGGACTTTAGAGGGGATGGAGAATACTTTATGTCTGTTAGCCGTCTTATTCCTGATTTTAAATATTTAACTGGAAATGCTAAACTGACTTTATATGTAAGTTCTTATCCTGAGGACACAGCGGTAAGCTCTCCCTTGGGACCCTTTACAGTTACCTCAACTACTGATAAGTTAAATACCAGAGCCAGAGGAAGATTGGTTTCAATCAATATTGCTAATGACGCCACAGGCGAAACTTGGCGATATGGAACATTAAGATTAGACGCGCGAGCGGACGGAAGAAGATAATGCCATTTCAATCAGAAAAACAAAGACGATACTTATGGGCCAACGAGCCAGAGATAGCTCGTGATTGGACCGATACTTATGGAAGTAGAATAGAATCTAATACAGGTGGGATTAGTAGATTAGGTTTTGCTAATGGCCCAAATTATAAAGTTGATCCAAATACTGTCAATCAGGATTTATTAGGAACTGCTGATTACCAAGGAGAAGAAGATGAAAACTATTTAGAAAAATTTATGAGATTTATGCAAGGCAATGCAGGGAATTTAAGCCAAGGTGATGTTACAGCAAATAAACAATTTTTAGGAAATATGCAGTTTAGTCCAAACAATCCATATCGAATGACAAGCGGACTCTTCCAAGGAAAGAATGCACCAGGAAGTTCTGCATTTGGTTCTAAGACTTCCCAAGAAATGGCACAGAAA